TGTGATGGTAGACGAAGATAAGAGATAGGTGTTTTTTGCCTTTTTTCTTTTTGTTTTTCTTGTTTTTTTTCCATTTTAGCTGTCTCAACGGCCTTTCTGACTTCTGCTGAATTTAACACTGCTCTACGCAGATCTTTTTCTTTTTTGCTAGATCTTTGTGTGCGGCTAGATTTATGTAATAGTCCTGTATTAGGAGCCTTTTTCTGTGAATATGGCATAAATATTTTATAATATATACAAATATATTTTTTACCATGTATTCGGTTCAATTTTAGCTTTATGACAATCAATACAGATATAGATATATTTCATATTCGTATCATCATATTTAATATAACGAATTTCCGGTTTCTTTGAAGGACAATTGTCATTTGGACATTTAATACCGAGTGCCTTTGGAAGGGTAGGATCTAACGCAGTATATTCATTTACTATATGTTTTCTTTTAATTACATCAAGATTGTAGTTTAAGTGAAATACGGATGAATCAGTTGTGTCTTTCTTTTCATAATATTGACATTTTTCGCAAAAATAAATTAATTCACGACTTTGTTCAACTGGTTCTTCTCCTTCAAGTACTTCTACATCTTGCTTATCAACCTTAGTATTGAGAAGATTATTACATTGAGTGCAGAATAAATGATCCATTTCTATTATACTCTTATCAAAGATTAATTATTAATTCTTAAATTACTTTGCTTCAATTTTTTTCCACATTTTTCTACCGTCTTTACGTTCAGATACAATATACATATCGCCGGTAGTCTCTGATTTCATTTTAGTTCCTATATCTAGGAGTGTTGCCTTCTTTTTTGGAACGCGCCTTGTTCCAGTTTTATTTTTACTAGATTTATTATTATTCGTTGATTTATCTTCTGTTTCTGCTATTGTTTCATTTTCTATCGTTGTTTCAGATTCTTTTTCTGTTTCAATTAGTTCTTTATATTGTGGGTATATGTTTTCATATAAATCCGTTAGCATAGAGGCAAATAGATAGGGTTTATATTGTGCTTTACAATTGTAAACTCTCGAATGAATTAGTAAATGATCTTCTTCATAAATAGATGTTAAATACTTAATATGTTTTGGATAAAAACGACAGAATTGTAGTCGCACTTCATTATAAAAACATTCAAATGTTGGAGGTGGTTTCGTTATAGAATCATATACAGCTGTTTCTATGTTATACCATGCAACCACTTTATTGTAATCTTTACTCTTTTGTGATTTACTACTTTTTTCAAATCCAGGTTCATTTATAATTGGATATTCATTAAATCTTGATTGGAGTGTTAATAATACAGCATTTAATGAACAAGCACTGGTCCATTGCTCACCCGCCCATGTATTTAGAATAGATAGACAAACCTTACCGCAGGTATAAAAATTTGGATTGATACGAATGCGTCTATCACGTGTTTCAATTGTAACTTTAGGTGGACTAAATGGATAATTTTTAGGGAATTGAAAGAGAAAGTAATAACACCCGCCTTCATAGGGTGTATCTTTAGGTCCTACAATCATTGCGCGCATAATATTCATATTCTCTTCATCCATAATACAATAAATACCTTGTTCGGATAAATTACTGTTATAGTAATTCTTATAGTCTTTGTATATTCTTTTTGTTGCAATTGTATTCATGTTGAGATATCTAGGATTATAATAACTATCTGCGTCTCTTTAAACTAAGCAATCAATTTTCAAATATTGGATAATTTAATATTACAGATCTATCTTGATTTTTAAATTGAAACTACATAAGGTTTAAATTACAGAAAAAAAATTGAACCAATGTTTAAGTCTCAAGTTTTAATTAACCTGAATTAAAATTACTTAAAAAAAAATCTTGCCTCAATTATAATTCAGGAGACCATGGCATTAATTAACAAAAAGAAGAGATTGAATAGTTTTCTACAAGGAAGTCGCATTCGTAAAGACGATGAACGTCCAGTTACAAATACTTTGATTCCTGGCAAGACAAAAGATGGTGAAAAAATGTATGGTGGTAGTTTTTCAATTATTACTCCTGAAAAAGAAACTAGGTTATTTAAGGAATATTGTGCGCATGTTAAGAATGGATTTCCTGTTAGTTTAACTGAAACACATAAAGAATATTCTCCTATGAAGTTTGACTTAGATTTTCGCTTCCATATTCCAGGAAGCAATGGTCTATTGGTTCGTAAATATACTATGGAACATATGAAGACCTTTCTTCAAATTTTCTGGGATGAGTTTGATAGTTTGTTCTCTAATCTAAAACTTCCTGAAAGTAGGTTTCATACATACATTCAAGAGAAATCTGGACCACGTGTTGAAAAGAGTCAAGTGAAGGATGGTATTCATATTATGTTTCCAAAACTAGTTACAGATCCACGTGTTATGTATGTTATTCGTAGTAGACTGCTTTCTAATAAAAGCTTAATTGATATGTTTACTAAAATGGGTTGCACAAATCCAATTGACGATATTATTGATAAAGCTGTAATTGAACGCAATCCGTGGCTTATGTATGGTAGTTCTAAACCGGGTGGTGAAGCTTATCAACTTACACATATTTTTGATAAGAAATTCAATGAGATTGAACATAGTTATTCAATGGATGAGTTAATTAGTATTCAATCGATTCGTCGGTGGAGACCAAAGGATGAATTTCTACCAAACACACAACCGGAATATAAAGATGTATTTGAACGTGTATTTGAAGCTTACAAATCTCTTCCTAGCAAAATGTCTAAGAAGAAGGAACGTAATTCAACGCTTAAACCAATGAAAAAACGTGAATATAGTGAGCGTAAGACCGCGACGCCCGAAACTCTTGAACATGTAAGAGAACTTGTTAAGTGTTTGAATGAAGCGCGTTCTAATAATTATCAGAGTTGGATTTCTGTGGGTTGGGCACTTCATAATATTGATTACAGTCTTCTAGATGAATGGATTGCATTTAGTAAGAAAAGTTCTAAGTTTGAAGAAGGTGTATGTGAACACGAATGGGAATATATGCGTTCAGAAGGATTAGGTATGGGTAGCATTCGTATGTGGGCACGACATGACAATCCAAAATTGTATACGCAGGTAATTAACAAAAATCTGGAAGCACTTCTTAAAGAAGTTAAGAAAGATTGTACACCTGCAGATATGGCTAAAATCTGTTATAAAAAGTATCAATATTTGTATGTATGTGTAAATGCAGGTAAGAAAGAATGGTATCACTTTAATGCTCATAGGTGGAATCGTATGCAAGAAGGTATTGATCTTCGTAAAAAATTCTCAAATGAAATTGTAATCTTGTTTGAGGAATATCGTAAAAAGAGTATTGATGAATTTCGTCGGGTTGCTGAAAGTGCGGGTTTTGGTGAAGATGCGATTAAGGATGGCGAAGAAAAAATTCATAAAGCAATTAATAAAGTAGTATCTCAATTGAAGAAGACTTCTTTTAAGAAGAATCTTCTTGAAGAGTGTGCGGAATTATTTTATGATAAAGAATTTGAACAGAAACTTGATTCTAATCCATATTTGATTGGATTCGAAAATGGTATTTATGATCTTGATAATGATGAATTTCGTGATGGATATCCTGAAGATTATGTATCGTTTAGCACAGGTAATCCATACCGTGAATTTACGGAGAGTAGTCCAGAAGTTCAAAACGTATGGACGTTCCTTAGTCAAGTAATTCCTAAAAAGGCGGTTCGGAACTATACAATTGGTTATCTATCGACTTGTCTATGTGGTAAGTTATATAGTGAACGATTCCACATCTTTACCGGTTCCGGTGGTAATGGTAAGAGTAAATTGACTGATCTTTTTAAAAATTCCTTTCACGATTATTTTTACAATATGCCTATTAGTATTCTAACGAAAACCCGAAGTAGTGGTGAATCAGCAAGTCCAGTGATGGCAGCAACTCGTGGAAAACGTTTTATTACGCTCCAAGAACCAGAGAATGATTCTAAACTAAACACAGGATATATGAAAGAATTAACAGGTGGCGATACAATTACTGCGCGTCCCTTGTTTAAAGACCCTATTCAATTTAAACCGCAATTTAAAATGACTTTGATTTGTAATGATATGCCTGATCCTAGTGCATCGGATGACGGCACATGGCGTCGTATTCGGGTTGTTGCCTTTATCTCAAAATTCTGTGATAATCCTTCCGAAGATCCGAAGAAGTATGAGTTTCCTATCGATGAAAAATTAGACGAAAAACTAGAATTGATGCAAGAAGCATTTATGTGGGTTCTTATTGAGCGATTTAAGAAATTTAAATATGTTGATGGATACAAGTTGAGCGAACCACAAGAAATTCGTTCCGCTACGGATAAATACAAGGCAGATATGGATCAATTCTCAGAATTTATGGATATGACTTTTATTCATAATGAAGGTTCTACTGAAAGTATGAAAAAGAGCGATATCTGGCCTTTGTATAAGGAATGGTTCTCTAAGAATAAGAATGGTCGTTCGCCTCCATGGGGTTCTCTTTGTAAAGCTATGGAGAAGAAATACGGAAAATATAAGGATTCTATTGGATTTAAAGGTCTTGCGAAAAAGAGTGAGTCGTTTACTTCCGAAGAAGACGAGATGGAATTGTAATTTTAGGGAGTTTTGGAAGGTTTAAATTTAACTTATTTTTGAGTAATAAAAATGACAATACTAATAATATGAGTAATGCAAGTATAGCTATCATCACAAATAAAATTGTTCTATTTTTTTGTTTTATTTCAGCTTGTATTAATTCAATACGACGAAAGTCAGCTAAATTTGCTTCTTTTGAATCTTTTAAATCTGCTTGTTTTTCTTTCAGTTCGTTAAACATTTTTTTTAAAAGAACTTTATTTTTTTCATTATAATTATTGGCTAATATATTTAATTGTATTTGCTGTAGTAAAGTATCTAGTTTATCTCTCATTTCTTTGCCTGATATTTGATAATACTGTCGTTGTTTATTCACAATACGATTTAATTCTACATCATTTATATCCGTTCCAGGTATAGATATATCACCTGTTATGATGGGTTCATCATAATCAATAACATTACTAGATTGTTGATAATTATCTACTGGATTTAAAAAATTCGGTGTTGTTAAATTATTTGTTCCTGGTTGTGGTGTATATCTTGAAGAGATTCCTCCCATTCTTTACTCTATAATAGTATGATACATATTTTCACTAGTAAATATTGTATAAATATAAAAAATAAACGTATTTAACAACAGCATCCGGATCCACAGCATCCAGAACCACATCCACTACACATACAACCACCTTTGCAACTAGACACGCATCCTTTAAATAAAGTAAAACAAGGCAATTTCTTTAATTTCTTACCTGTTAATTTAAGACGACCCTTGTCTACTTCAACCAGAGTATCAATAATACTAGGAACCATGCGTTTTAAAATCGGATCAAAGATATCATCATTACCTGGTCCATCAGTTATGTCGATAAGATGTTTTAACATATTAATAACCATATTTCTTTTTTGTTCACCCGTAAAGTTTTTATACATTTCTACGTGACGAATTAATTCGGGAATTATTTTCATTAAGTTTTCAACACTAACATCCTCAAGAAGAGGTTGTAGCGTTTCAACGACAGCTTTTGGGAGTGCTGTGTCAAATGAAGGGGGTGAAACATTTTGTGTTTCTGGAGTTGTTTCAGTTTGAGGGTTGTTTTCTTTATCGCTCATAATCGTATATCTTTATTAAAGAAAATAGTTATCTATTTTTTCATACAATTCTTCTAAAGTTCCATTATTTTTAATAGGAAATATTTGTGTTGTATCTACTATTTTCCATTCTTCCTCAGATATATGATCTCGCGTTTCTTTATTATTTGGTCTTTCGATTTTAAATAAGTATGCTCCATATTTTAAAAGAGCATCAATTTCATGTTGAAATCTTACATCTGAAATTACAATGCAATTACGCTTATCTTGTTTAATTGCTTCAAATAAATGATATACCCAAAAACATTTTTTACTAAATTTATTTTGTAAAGAGGGTAGCAATTCGGGCAACATATACTGTGCAAACTCAGTTCCTAAAACCTGGAATAATTCGCGAGGAGAACACCCCCAACGTGTATCAATCTCTTCTTTTTTAGTACCATAACATTGCTCATCAGTTAATAAAAAACATTCTTTCACCATACGTTTTAAAGGTGCCGCAAAACTAAATTTTTTAAATCCAAATTTTTTTACCATATAATCAGCAGCAGTATCTTTCCCTGAACCACTTGCTCCAATAAAACCAACAATTATTTTATTATCAAGAGAATGAGACATTCTAGTATGATTACTAATATAATAATAGAGAAATCTTTAAATAAGTGTCGTTTCAGCTTTTACTTTAGCAAATTCTAAACATTTACGAATAGGAATTATGGAAAATCCTTGTAACAATAGATCTTCTTCGGTTAATAATAATATATCTTCAATAGTTCTAACCCCTAACTCAATTAAATTTGAATAAAAATATGACAATTCAAGTTCATTTAAAAACTGTCTTAATTGTTCTTTTTCTTCATTTGAAATTTGTATAGGATATATTGTAGTTTTCTCTGTTTTTTTCTCTAGTAAATCAATGCGTTTTTTTAGAGTAATTGTATCAATTGATTTATTAATATTTTGAATAAATTCTTTAATATTTAGTTGCGTGGTATTAAATACTGCTTCAGCAATTTCTTTTGTTTTATGTTCCATATTATTTACAGTTTGTTCTGCTGCATCTAGTCTTTGTTTCAATTCATATGCTTCACGTGTTAATTGAAAATTATTCATAGAACCGAATTTAGACATAATACTATACTATAATATGATGAAATAGATAAAAAATATTAAAATTATAAACTAATATCGAGTAACATAAGAGCAAATGATATAATTAAAGATGTTGTGCCTACATACACCATTCTATCTTCTTTACTTACTATTTTATAGGAGCGTCTTATAGATTCTATAACTTTGTCTATAAATGTAAGTTCTTCTTCTTCTTTTTGTGGATCTGTGAATAACTGAATAATTTGTTTATTGATATCACTACCGATTTCAGGCATATGTTTGGTTAATTGTTGTTTAAACAATAATAGATTCTTTTTATCAAGAGGAGTTCTTTTTTTATTAAGGTTAGTTTCATGCTTTTC